TTCAATGTTATTCTAAAATCAAGACAGTTAGGTATATCAACACTATCAGCAGGTTATTCACTTTGGTTGATGTTGTTTCATGAAGATAAAAACGTTCTTGTAATCGCAACAAAACAAGAAGTAGCGAAAAACCTTGTAACAAAGGTTAGATTCATGCACCAAAACTTACCATCGTGGTTAAGGGGTGGAACGGAAGAAGACAACAAACTATCATTAAGACTTAAAAACGGTTCTCAAATAAAAGCAACATCTGCAGCAGGTGACGCAGGTCGTTCTGAAGCATTATCACTATTGGTGATTGATGAAGCAGCATTTATTGACAATGTAGAATCAATTTGGACATCATCTCAATCTACGTTATCAACGGGTGGTGGTGCAATTGTACTATCAACTCCAAATGGTGTCGGTAATTGGTTTCATAAAATATGGTTACAGGGAACAAGTGGTGACCAATGGAATCCAATAGAACTACATTGGTCAGTTCATCCTGAAAGAAATCAACAATGGAGAGATGAACAAACAAAATTGTTAGGTGAAAAGGGAGCAGCACAAGAATGTGATTGTGACTTTATATCATCAGGTTATACAGTAGTAGAAGGTTCGACATTACAGTGGTACGAAGAAACTCATGTAAAGGACCCAATTGAAAAAAGAGGTTTTGATGGTAACTATTGGTTATGGGACTATCCAAACTATACAAAAAATTATGTAGTAGTAGCCGATGTTGCAAGAGGTGACTCTACAGATTACTCTGCGTTTCATGTTTTCGATGTTGAGAACGTAGAACAAGTAGCGGAGTATAAAGGTAAAATAGAAACCAAACAGTATGGTGCATTTTTAACATCAATCGCAAGTGAATGGAATAATGCGATGTTAGTGATTGAAAACGCAAATATTGGTTGGGCAGTAATACAAGAGGTTATTGATAGAAATTATCAAAACCTATATTACTCATATAGAGAACTTGGATATATTGATGAAGATATTCATCTTAGAAAAGGTTTTGATTTAAAAAGAAAAGATGACATGGTGCCTGGATTTTCTATGACATCAAGAACAAGACCACTTGTTATATCTAAGTTAGATACATATATGAGAGAAAGAACACCAATAATTCGTTCACAAAGGTTAATAGACGAATTATTTGTATTTATATGGAACGGTTCACGTGCAGAAGCACAAAGAGGATACAATGATGACTTGGTAATATCATTTTCAACAGGTTTATGGGTAAGAGATACCGCATTAAAACTGAGACAGCAGGGAATGGATTTAACAAGAACAACATTGACTCATATTAAGAAGAACCAACCAGGCGTCTATAGTAATCGTAACCTTGGAACTGACCCGTGGAAACAGAAAGATGGACACGGAAATGACCATGATTTAACTTGGTTACTATAAATTTGGATATAAACTATTTTTTTTGTATATTTATAGTTTGTAGACGTATACAATATAATTAGAAAAACATAATTATGGCAGATAAATCATTATTTGGTAGATTAAAGAAACTATTCAACACTCAGGTTGTAGTTCGTAGAATCGGTAAGGGTAGAACTCAAACTATTGATACTCAGAGATTACAATCTCAGGGTAACCTTAGAGGGTCCTCATACTACGATAGATTTGGTAGGTTACATACCACAAGAAAACATTGGGAAACCTATAACAATCAATTTAACTACCATTCAAATAAATTAGAATTATATACAGATTATGAGGCGATGGATAAAGATTCAATCATCGCATCTGTATTAGATATTTACTCAGATGAATGTACCCTAAAGAATGACATGGGTGACGTTTTAAGAATTAAGAGTAATGACGAAAATATAAAGAAGATATTACAAAACCTTTTCTATGATGTATTAAACATCGAATTTAACCTTTGGTCTTGGATTAGAGGTATGAATAAATACGGTGATTACTTTTTACATTTAGATATAGAAGAAGGTGTTGGTATTGTTAATGCTTCACCAATGTCGGCATATGAGATTGAGAGAGAAGAAGGATTCAATCCTGAGAATCCATATGAAGTAAGATTTAAGTTAGGTGCAGCGGGAGCCGCACATGGTGTAGCAGCTAGTAGACCTGATGACTATTTTGAATTTTATCAAATAGCACATTTTAGACTTATGGCAGATACAAACTTCTTACCATATGGTCGTTCACTATTAGAAGGTGCAAGAAAGACTTGGAAACAATTAACTCTTATGGAAGACGCAATGATGATTCACAGAATCATGAGAGCACCTGAAAAGAGAATCTTTAAAATTGATGTAGGTAATATTCCACCAAGTGAAGTTGATAATCATATGAGAAGTATTATCGACCAAATGAAAAAAGTTCCTTACCTTGACCAAAATACAGGTGATTACAATCTTAAGTTTAATCTTATGAATATGTTAGAAGATTATTACTTACCTGTAAGAGGTGGTCAGAGTGGTACTGAGATTGATTCTTTACAAGGAATGGAGTTTGGTGGTATTGATGATATAGAATACCTAAGAAACAGAATGATGGCAGCACTTAAAGTTCCAAAAGCATTTATTGGATACGAAGAAGGTGTTGAAGGTAAAGCAACATTAGCACAAGAAGATATTAGATTCGCAAGAACTGTTGAAAGATTACAGAAGATTATTCTTTCAGAATTAACTAAAATCGCAATTGTTCATTTATATTCACAAGGATATGAAAATGCAGACTTGGTTAACTTTGAATTAGAACTTACTAACCCATCTATTATATACGAACAAGAAAAAGCAAATCTTTGGTCTGAAAAAGTATCACTTGTTAGTGACATGAAAGATTTGAAAATGGTTTCTCAAGAATGGATGTACAAAAATATATTCAATATGTCTGACGATGAGTGGAAGACTGAACAAGCTAAAGTTATTAGAGATATTAAGTTAGGATTCAGACACGAACAAATAGAATCTGAAGGTAATGACCCTGTTAAATCAGGTGAGTCATTCGGAACACCACATGACCTTGCTATGATACAACAAAATGGTGAAGGTGAAGGTGAAGGTGGATTCGGTGAAAATAAAGGTGGAGCACCTGAAGGGGGATTTGAAGGAGCAGGTAGACCAAAACATTCAGGAACATATAAAACTGATGATGACCCGTTTGGTAGAGACCCACTTGGAAACAAGTCAAATAGACCGAAAGCAACGAATACATACAGTAAACACAAGATGTCGCCACTTGCGTATGAAGAACAACAAAGGATGGACGCATCTCTTTCGAAACTAAAGAGAAAAACTAAAAAAGTTATCTTAGAATCTTTGAAAGACGACACTCAAACTAATGACGAGGGTGGTATGTTAGATGAGAAGAATTTAATAGATGACACGATTTAGATTATTTTTAGATATTTATATTGTAGTTGTTAGTAATTAAGGTAGAAAAATGGGAAAATTAAAACATAGTAAATTCAAGAACACAGGGATTCTGTTTGAACTATTAGTCAGACAAATCGCATCTGACACTTTGTCGGATAATACTTGCTATGCAACCAAGATTATACAAAACCACTTTAGAAAAGGTTCTCAATTAGCAAGAGAACTTAAGTTATATCAATCACTTACAAAAGAAAACTTTGATTCTGAATACAAAGCATCAGAATTCTTAAATATTATATTGAAAGAAAGAGCAAAGTTAAACGAAGGTGTACTTAGAAGAGAAAAGTATAACTTAATTAAGTCTATAAAAGATTCTTATATTATAGAAGACTTTTTTAAATACAGAGTTAGTAATTATCGTGAGATGGCATCAGCATACAAACTATTTGAAAATGTTGAGTCAACATCTCCAAAAGAGTATGTAGAATGTAAGAATACTATATTCGAAGCAATAACTACAGACAAGGTTGTTATCAAAGAAGAAAAAGTAAGTGAAGAATATTCTAAACAACCAAAAGAGGTTAGATTATTAGCATATAAATTTTTAGTAGATTCATTCAATTCCAAGTATTCAGGTTTAAGTGAATCACAAAAACTTATTTTGAAAAACTATATCAATAACATTGATAATTCAGATACATTAAGAAAGTTTGTAGTTTCAGAAGTAGCAAAACTTAGAAGAGAACTAAAGTCAATTAAAATCTCAGATAAGGTTACTAAAATAAAACTAAATGAAACTGTAAATTTAATTAGTGAACTTACTAAACATAAAGTAATTAATGAAAATCAAATTCTTGCATTGTTAAGATATCATCAATTACTTCAAGAGTTAAGGAGAAAATAATGTCTAAATTTTTACTTGAACAACTCGACAAAAGATTCGAAGAATTAGAAGAAAAGAAAACTGTTCTACTTGGACAAGAAGAAGAGGAAGAAGAGACTAAGGACGAAGCAAACGTTACAGGTAATTTAGATGGTGGGGCAGGTCCACCAAAAACTCCATACGCATTCGCAAAATCTGAAGACGATATGGACGATGAACATATTGAAGTATTAGGATATAAAAAAGCAAGTAAATCAAACAAGAACATTAGAAAGATGGAATCTGTTGAAGATAAGTTAGAAAAGAAATTAGAAAGTTTGATTGAAGCAAGTTACCGTGACTACAAGAGAGATGACTCGATGAAAGCTCATCAAAAAGTAAACAACTCAATCAAAGAGATTAACAGATTGATGTGGGAGATTACTAAGATTGTAGGACAAAACACAAAGTTAAAAACAGAGATGGGTGTAACTAACGAAAAATATTGGAAATCTACACAAAAAAGATTTGGAAAGATTTCTGAAAGAATGTTAAAAGTAGCACGTCAGTTAAGAGAATTGAGTTCGTAATATGTCTTGTGGATGTAATGAAAATAAAAAGATGACCTTGAAAGAGGAGTTGGAAGTAAGTGATATCCAACAAATAAGAAAACTAATTCGACATGAATTGGCAAGAGTATTCTTTGATTTATATCGTAAGAAAAAACAATGGGAAGGTTAAATGAAACAACTACTAATTGATACAATGTTATTTGAAGTAACTCCTACTATGTTAAAAGAGTCTAAGGACAAGTATGGTAGATTTATGGTGAAAGGTGTTTTACAAAGAGCAAACGCTAAAAACCAAAATGGTAGAGTGTATCCAAAGGACATTCTAAAAAGAGAAGTTAACAAGTACATGGGTAGAGAAGTGAAAGAGAATAGAGCGTACGGTGAACTTGACCATCCTGAATCATCAGTTGTTGAATTAAAAAACACATCACACATTGTAAGAGATGTTTATTGGAGAGGTGATGATGTTATGGGTACAGTTGAAATCCTTAATACTCCAACAGGAAAAATATTACAAGAAATAATCAACGCTAAGTGTACAGTTGGTATTTCATCAAGAGGAATGGGTTCTGTAAAACAAATTAGTGAAGATGGTACAGTAGCAGTAGAACAAGACTTTGAATTGATTTGTTGGGACTTTGTATCTAACCCATCAACACATGGAGCATTTATGTCACCAAAGAATGAAGGTGTAATAAATGAAGGGATTAGTAAAAAACAAGATACTTATAGATATAATAAAGCACAAAACATCATGAGAGACATCATCTGTGAAGTTGGTGGGTATTGTGAGTGTTTTTAGATAGGGATTAATTATGAAATTAAAAGATTTACTAAACGAACAAAATCAATCTAAATCTTACCAAAGATTAAATATTGGTGAAGAAGAAAAAGAACAAAAAATGACTTCTGAAGAAAAGAAAGCATTTCTTGAAGCAGTATCCGCATATAAAAAGTTTGGTGAAACAATTTATCGTAACGGTGACCTTATGGAAACTTACAGTGCGATAAAAGGTATTGTTGAAAACGCAAACAAAGTAACACTTGAAGAAACAGGTGATTGGTTTGATAGAGTTACAGTTAATAGACATATGAAATCCATGAACGAATCTTTTAAAGTATTCCAAAAAACTTTAACAGAGGTTCATACACTACAACAGAGATTGGAGTCCACTTATGATGAAATCGGTGAAGTACTTTCGAAATATTATGAAATTAAAGAAGGAAATGAATTCGGTGCTGAAAGAGCTAAAGCAATCGCTAAAGGAGAAGATGAGTTCGAAGTAGACGGAAAGAAATATCCTGTAAAATCAGTTGATAAAGATGACAAAGAAAATGCTAAAGAATTTACTAACGAAGGTGTAAAAAAAGTATCTGTTAAAGATTTAACAAAAGTTATTAATAAAAAGAAACTTAAAGGAATGGATTTACCTATGTTTAAAGTAATAGGTGGTAAAGTATCTCACTATCCAATGATTTCAAAAATAGAGCCAGTTAAAAAAGCAGAATACATACGAGCAAACTCTGCAGAAGAAGCAGCAGAAAAATATACTAAAATACATAAAAATATGGTGATGAGTTCTGAATTGGATGATGACCGATGGGTAGGAATACATATGAATGAATCAGTAAACGAATCTAAGTCAATGAAACTAAAGGACCTAATAAAATGATTAAGTTAAAAAATATATTGAAAGAAAGTAAAACTCCCGTAAGAGAGGGATACTCTACTGAAGAAAAAAGAATCGTGATGATGGCAGTTAGAAAGATTGCTAAATATATGAACAGAGACCTTAAAACTGCATTAGGTTATGTAATCGGTGCAGCAGAAGAACTTAAAAGAAGTGGTAAGGTAAAGTAATGGATAAAGGTGAAATCTTACAGGACATATCAGTAGACCTTTCTATCATGTATAAGAAAGCACTTAAGAACATTAACAAGTTAGACCCAAAGACAAAAAAAGAATTTGCAAAAGCATTTGTTGATTTCAAAGAAAAAATTGACGATTTATCATCATAAATAATTTCATTAAATTTATTTTCATATTTATAGATACCTATCAATATTGATGGGTATTTTAATTTATATTACATGAGTAGAAAAAAAGTTAGAAGAGAGGCCATGATTGTACCAGGCCGTTTCAAAGCAGCAAAAGTAGTTAACGGAAACATCGAAGCAGCACTTAGATTTTTCAAAAGACAAGTAAAAGAATCAAACGTTCTACAAGAGGTTAGAGATAGACAAGAGTTTATCAAACCATCAGCTGTAAAAAGAAGACAAAAACAACAGGCAGTCAGAAAAGAATATATTAGACGGTTAAGAGAACAAAATTAAATGGTAAACACTTTATCGTTTTTGAAAGTTCTACCATATTTATTACCGACTTAAATAACACACCTCAATGTGTGTTCACACTAAATAATAGTAAAATCACTATTAAGATTCCAAATAATCTTACTATCCAAAAATTTAATTAAGGAGAAACAGTAATGGCTAAATCTGATTTATTAAAAGAGGCTATCGCTGACGCAAAAGCAGTAAAAGAAACTGCATTAGCGAACGCAAAGATGGCTTTAGAGGAAGCATTCACTCCAAAACTTCAATCAATGTTATCTCA